GGTATGATACCATCTTGTTCGTACAAGTCCACCATTGCTTTTTTTGTTTGGTCAGCTGCAGAGCCTTGAATTAATTTGTTTAATGCTTTGTATGTGTATGCTTTTTTGTAGTTGCCTTCTTTTAATATGGCTTTTGCCTCCTCCTCTGTTTTATAAAAACCAGATTCTCCCCATTTAATAGGAACATAACCAAAAAAACGGCACCGTCGTCCGTAGACCGTGGTTACATAACCTTTTCTTTCCATCGACTCCATGGCGCGCTTGGACAGCTTTTTAACAAACGGAACTTTATCATTATAATCGCTAATTAATACTTCCGCTGTCTCGTCGTCGATACCCAAAGTTTCCTTTAGCTTGCCTTGCCCCATGCCATAGAACAAACCAAGATTAATTGTCTTGGCTGTGTCTCGTTCTATGTCTGCCATCTCTGCCACCATTTCGTGAAAGTCTGCTTCACCTCTTCGATAGCCTTCAATAAAACGTTTTGTGTCCATGGTGGGTCTTTTTGATTGATATGTAAAACCGTCCACTTCGTTTATTTTCTCTGCAAAGTGCACCACCATTCGTGGTTCTTGTTGTGAATAATCAAAGCTTCCCCACCTTTTTCCCTCGTCTGGTATAAACAGAGAGCGTATTTTGTTTTTAATTTCTTTGTTTCTGGCAGGAATTTGTTGCAAGTTTGGATTGCTGTAACTAAACCTGCCGGTTACTGTGCCCTTGTTATCACCACGCATTTGATGTATTTCAGAATGTATTCGCCCCTTGTGTTGATGGCGCATGATGCTATCTATAAATGTAGTGTATGCTTTGTTCGACTCTCTGGCTTTTACAACTAGTTTTGCAACATCTGACTTGTGTTTTCTTAAAAAGTTTTTTGTAAAACTAGGCTTCCCTGTTGTTGTCCTGTTGTAAGGTATGTTCATGTTATCAAACGCTTTGGCTACGGAGGCCGCTGCCCAAATATTCACATCAACACCTGATAGTTTTTTTATTTGAAACAGCGCTTCTTTTTCGTCTGTAATTAAAGATTTTTTCGCGTCTTCTGCCGCTTGTAAATCTACTCTCACCCCCTGTGCCCTCATGTCTATCAAGCAAGGTTGCAATCGTGTTTCAAGGTCGTATATTTGTTGCAGGTTCTGTTCTTCTATCTCTTTTTGATTGTGAAAGAATAAATCATACGTGAGCCGTGCGTCTTGTTCCGCGTAATGTCCTACGTAGAGACTAGGTATTTTGTACATTTCTTTCTTTGGGTCAATGTTTTTTTCCTCTGCGTATTCAAGAAGCGCCTCTTCGTTCTTGGTTGTACCTAGTTTATCTTTCGCTAAACTGTTCAAACTAAACGAAAATCTATTTTCATCTATTAAAGCACTTGAAATCATGGTGTCATGTATAGTACCATTTACGGTTATGCCCATATGTCGTAGCCAACCGATATCATAGGACGCATTGTGAAATATTTTTGGCATGTTATAGGACAGTGTTTTCTTTATCCAAGGAATAACTTTGTCTGGATCCATGTTTTCGCCCTCTTCGTGAGCTATCGGATAATACGCTTGCCAGTCCTCGGTGGCTAGTGCAAAGCCTGTGACATAGCCGTCGCCTCTTGCCCAACCAGACCCGTGAGTTAAAAGTTTTAAATCACACGTCTCTAAGTCAACTGCGAGATATTTTTCTTGCGATAGATCTGGAAAATATTCTTCAACCATCCATTCAGTCCACGGATTTAATTTTGTATTTTTCTCCATACTCGTCCTCCAAAATCATTAAAGCGAAATGTATTATCTTTCTAACGTCTTTTGCTTTTCCTTTTTCAGAGTGACGAGACGCATACTTTACTATGTTGCCCTCTCTCCAACCTAACTTATTTTTTACAATGTAATCTGTAGGCTGTATGCTTAAGGCTTTGTAGTGAGCACCATCGACCTGCATATCTCTCCATCCCATTATGCGACATCCTTTTTTTGTTCATAAGCTCTATTAATAGCATTAAAATCAAAACGAAATTTTAAACTAGGGCACATGTAAATGTACATCCGTCGTTTTGCTCTTGTGCATGCGACGTAGAACATTCTTTTAATTGCGTCTTTTTTAATGTAATCAAAACTGTTATATTTCTTATGAAAAGGCCTTTCCATGTTGCCTACAACAACTGTGTTATCGTCCTCTCCACCTTTCATGCTGTGTATTGTACAAAGTTTTATTTTAGGCTTTTTATCAAAAATATCAACACCTTGTTCTATACAATCCGCAATATACTTTTTCTTCTTTTTCCATTCGGGAGTCTTAACATTTTCAAAAACCTCTTTCCAGCCCACAGAAAAGTCTAAGCCAAACATGTCTTGTAGATCTTGTGACCTATACATCTGATCTGAATCTAATTCCTCCAACTGTTTTGGTTTAAAGTTTTTTGGTTTAACCAGTGTTCTATAACTTAAAAGATTAGATTTCGTCACATATTTACCCTCTTGTAAGTCAAAAAAACATTTTAAAGCCGCTATTATTTTTGCACCAACAGGATAGTGAACATAACCTTTAGCCGTAGTTTGTTTAAACCACGCTCTGTTATTAAATAGAATCTCTTTTATTTCTGACATAACGGGAGATCCTGTAACCATGATTGTCCAACTCTCTCCATCTTTAACGGGTATTTGTGAAAATTGATCCGTGTAGTGTATCTCTCCAGAGTACTTATGTTTAGAAAAATATTCTTTGTTTTGCCTTTGCGCTATACTTGAACTTATTTCTTGTGCAAAGTTTATGTGTTCGTTTGTTAATCTGTGAGATTTTTTCAAGATCTCTAACCTACAAACAGATTTATATGCATTTAAAAAATATTTTACTTCGCCGCCGTTCCAATCAAAAATAGCTTGATCGTCGTCCCCTGCAATATACAAATACTCAACAAAACCTTTGTCCATTATTTTTTTAATAACTTGCCACTGGCACCATGAGGAGTCCTGAGCTTCATCTAAAAACACAGCTCTATATCCTTTAAATCCATTGACCTCTAGAGCATGAAGTATTTGATCAGTAAAATCGTGTAATTTATTGTTTTCCTTATACAATTTCCAACTTTCTACATACGTTACAACCCTGTGCCACTTATAACCTCTTTCATTGAGTTTAGCGAACGCTTCCCTTAAAGAGATGTTTGCCACTCGATAAAGGTTGTAAACTTGAATAATAAAGTTGTTGTCGATGTCACCACCAAACTCTCTCTTTACATCTCCGTCCTCTTTCTTTGCCCAGTATTCAAAGTCCGAGTCTTGCGCCAAACGAGTTTCTCCGCCTTTTAAAAATCCATTGCATAGTCCGTGAATCGTCGAAAATGATTCGTAACCCTCAGTCTTCCTTGTTACCTTTAGTCGTTCTCGAACTTCGTTTATACCTTTATTTGTAAATGTTATGTAACAAATGTCCTCTGGCTCAATACCTTTTTCATTTATTAAGTAACTGACTTTTTTAATTAGCCTGTCTGTCTTTCCTGTCCCTGGCGGGCCGAATATTTTTTCTGCTTCTTTTATTTTTTGACTCATAGTGGATCCTCCTTGATTATTTCTTTTGGCTCGATCTTAATTTCCTCTACATTTAGATTGTCATCTTTGATCGTCCAAACGAATTTAGTTTTATTGTTAATATTTATTCTGTTGCCCTTTGCACCAAGCCCCGGGTTGTCTCCTTTAGGTTCTCTTTTTAAAAAATCTAATAACAACGAAGAGTCTTTTGCGTTTTCTTTTAAGGCCTTGACAGAGACTAAAGCACTATGTAAATCAGAAAAAACAAAGTGTACTTCTTTCTTTTTTTCATCATGCCAAGAAGAGCCCTTGAGTAAACTCTCCCTATCTTCTCCCGAACCTGTACCTGTAAACCAATCATTTATAGCCTCTTTAATTCTATCAAATCTGCCGACTCCCTCCGGTAGTTGAATTTTATTTAATTTTTCTCTCATTTGAATCCGCATCCATGTGTCAAAATTCGCTGCCCCCAAGGCTGGAGGTTTTGCATCTAAAACTAGGCCAACTTTTTTTCTCCAATTTTTTTCTTCAAACAAGTCGTCTGGCTCCATCCTAGCCGTAATGCCGTCTTTTTCAAAAGTTACATAGTAGAATATTGGTTCATCGTACACCTTCTCAATGGATGCAATTTGTGGATACTCTTCTCCCTCTTCCATTTCTCGTTGCACACCAAATTTCCTCGACATGCAAGTAATTCTGTCGCAAAAGCTACTCATCGGCTCTTGTTTGCACAGGTAGTGATAATTGGAATTGTCCGCTTCATCTAACTCTACGTCCTCTCCCAAAACTTTTTTATTTTCGTGTTCTACATGACCAGTGACAGAAGCGTATATTCTAGACACTTCAATGTCACTAATCGGAGTTTTTAAATATTTTTCGTTAATCTCACGTAGACCCTGCAACCAATCTTTGTTTTCTTTTTCGTGCATTCGTTTCAACATGACTGCGCAATTGAACAAGTAATTGTTTCTGCCTCCTTCATCACAACCCTGCAAAGCAATACAATTATTACAAGGCGGGCCGCCTGGAAAAATAGTGTCTGTTTTTATTTCAAGCTGTTTTATGTCTTCTAAAACTTTCGATTGATATTCAACGTAAAATTCTTCCAAAGATAATTTTTTTATTTTGTTGTTCTCTAGTTTTAATGCGTATCTTTGACAATCCTTTTCATTAAAATAAGGAGCGTTGACGTAATTACCATTTTGGTTTTTATGTAACTTAATTTGTTTTGGAAAAACCTCCGCTGTTTGATACCCTAGTAAAGCTCTTGCCTGCTTTAATTTTTTTTGTAAATCTGTCGCTTTGACTGCATTTTTAAAAAAACAATACACGTGAGCACCCCCACTCTTCGACCTGCAGACCGTAAGTGGAAGTTTAGCCCTTTCAATGCTTTTAAGTAAATTTGTGTGATTAAAGTTTTTATAAGAATCTATGTCTATACAACCCCAATGACAGTTATTGTCATGATCTATCGGCACAGCACCAATACTTTCTTTGCCTTCTAAGTGGGCCTGCCATATTTCAG